AATTAGTTTTAATACTGTTGTTGGTACAAAAAATTACAATTTAAATTCGGGGCAAGAATTTAAAGTCATAGACGCAATGAATAACACTACAGGACATCATTTAAATCAAGTAAGTAAAGTGTACATTAACACAGTAAAATACCCTACAGATGACAATGGTCAGCCTTTATACTACGGTTTTAATGGTAGTGATTCTTCTAATAATTTAAAAATAGATTTATCACCAGTTCCTAGTGAAGTGCAAACTCTTTCTTTTGATATTTGTAAGTATCAAGATGTTTTATCAACTGCTGCTAGTGTATTAAAAATACCTGCCCAACCAGTTATATTAGGTGCATGGGCTAGAGCAATAGCAGAAAGAGGTGAAGATGGTGGAACGCAATCTAGTTTAGCTGCACAAGAAGCTGGTGAAGCATTAAAACAAGCAATTATATTAGATAGTGGTAACACTCAATATGAAACAGATTGGTATGTTAATTAATGAGTAAGCCATTATCATATCAACCATTACCTAATTTTGGTCTTAATGGATTAAATACACAAAGCAATCCTAATGCATTAGACCCTTCTTATCTTGTTAATGCTGACAACATAGTTGTTAGAGAGTCTGGAAGAATATCATTTAGAAAAGGTTTAAAACAAAAAGTAGTTCCTACTGGCACAGCTATAGGTTCTATGGTGGAGCATAATGATGTTGGTACTAATAAAATATTTGCTAGTCATGGTACTTCTATTTACACAATTGACTTTACATCTCCTAATGCTGCTTTTCCTAGTAGCGGTGCTGATGTTAAGCATACCGTTGCTAATAGCACAGGCGATTGGCAATTTGTAAATTTTAATAATAGATTACATTGTTTTCATACTGGAGTTGTACCACAAAGATATGATGGTGCTCAACCTACAGGTGAACGATGGTCTAGTCATGTTAATGCTACTGCAATAAATGATGGCAGTAATGTAGCTAATGATGCTACAAGTATGACAGTAGATAGCACAGTTGGATTTCCAAGAGAAGGAACTTTGCTTGTTGAAAGTGAAGTAATTTCTTATACAGATATTACAGCTACAACATTTACAGGGATGACTAGGGGTGTTGGTGATTCAAGTGCAGCTACTCATGCTAATAATGTAGCAGTTGCATCATACGCTGTACCAGCAGGAGTTACATTATTTGACCCTAGTTGTGGTATGGGTTTTTATGGAAAGTTGTGGGCTGGTGGAATTACAGAAGCTAAAGATGTAGTATATTATTCAGTTTTATTAGATGGTGATGATTGGAATGGTACTGGTTCTGGTTATATAGATTTAAAAACTGTATGGGGAACAGATGACATTGTAGCTATTGCACCTTTCTTTGGTAAACTAGTTATATTCGGTAAAAATAATATTGTTATTTATGACAATCCACATTCGGGTGGTACATTATCACTCAATGAAGTTATTATAGGTGTTGGTTTAGTAAGTAGAGATACAGTACAAGCTATTGGTGATGATTTAGTTTTTTTATCAGAAACAGGTTTGCGTTCACTTGCTCGTACTACAGAAAAAGATAAGTTACCTATGCAAGATTTATCTTTAAACATTAAAGATACATTAATAAGAAACATAAGTACAAGTAATAAAGTAATCAAATCAGTTTATTTAGAAAACGAAGGCATATATATTTTAACTTTTACTAATAAAAATATTACTTATGTCTTTGATTTTAAACACGCAACACCACAACAAACACCTAGAATTACTACTTGGACTTTTAATAATGATAGAGAACCAGCTAGTATGATTAATACAGAACTTTATAGTGGTTTGTTAGTAGGACAAAAAGATGGGAGCATTGCTGGCTATGAAGGATATTTTGATACCGATTTGGCTTGGGTTTCTTCGGCTGCTTCTTATACTAATGCTGCAATTACTGCTGATGTATCTTCTGTATGGATTCCAATGGGCGAAAGCATGGCCTCTTCTATATTAAAAAAAATGATATTAGTATTAGAGGGTGGTTCTGGAGCAGTATTAGGATTAAGATGGTACAAAGACTTTAGTATTAGTTCATCTTCTACAACTGAAATTAGTTTAGCTCCTATTACAACAGGTACAACAGCTTTATATGGTGCTAGTACATCTTTATGGGGTGATGTAAAATATACTCCTATATTTGGATTGCAAGAATACCAAACACCATTAACAGGAAGTGCAAAACATTTGAAATTGAATATGTCTATTGTATCTAATGGATTTGATACTTCAATTCAAGATTTATCTTTAATATCTTTACAGGGGAAAATACGATGAGTGCATATACTTTAGCAGTTAATTGGTCTGGCAAGGATGGACTTTCGGATAGTGATGCTGCGAAAGTAATATCTGGCTCAGACTTTAATTCTGAATTTACAACAATACGAACAGCAGTTAATTCAAAAGCAGACCTTAATGGTGATGCAGATGAAGATTTTGCAGCAGACAATGTAACAATAGCAGGAACACTTGCTGTAACTGGAGTGCCAACTGTGCCTACGCAATCAGCAGGCAATAATACAACACGAGTTGCTAGTACAGCTTTTGTTACAACAGCAGTTGCAGCTTTAGATGCAGCAGCAATTAATGCTATTGTATATCCAGTAGGTTCTATATACACTAATATGGCAGTTGCTACAAATCCAGCCACCTTATTAGGTATGGGAACTTGGGTAGCTTATGCGACAGGTCAAGTATTAGTAGGTATTGAGTCTAGTGGTACATTTGATGCACTTGATGAAAGTCTTGGTGCTGAAACAACTACTTTGACAACTGCACAAATGCCTGCACATACTCACAGTGGTATGACTCCCGCAGGTGAACAAGCAGATGCTACTCAGAATAATTCAGGAGCAAGACACGGTGGGGGTACAGCTACAGGTTCAACAGGGGGTGGTGCAGCTCACAGTAATTTACAACCATCAGTTACAGTTCATATGTGGAAACGCACAGCTTAATAGGAGATAGAAATGGCATATATAGAAGGAACAGGAATTGGTCAAGGTAAAGGTAATTCAAACTTTATGCTCAATGGCTCATATGTAAATGCACCAACATACAATAAAGCTAAACCTCGAACATATCCTCAAAAACCAACATCAAAATTTGACATACCTATGGGTGGTTTAGGTGGTCGTGGTGGTAATAATGTTGAATATGCTCAACAAGATTATGATAGACAATTAGCTTTAATGGATAAAGCTGCTGAAATGAGTGCTGGTTATTCTAGTAGTGGTACTTTAGGTACAACAGATATAGACTACGAAAACAAAATGATTACGCAAAATTTGTCGCCAGAGTTACAGGCACAATATGATGCGTTACTTGCTCGTTCTGGACTATCACAAGAAAGAGTTGCTGCAATGGGTGATGACCCATATGAGATGCAACAGTATTTATACAACCAAAATTTAGCTCTTAAACAACCAGAACAAGCAGGGTTAAGAGATGACACAATGACCATGTTAGCTGCTAAAGGAATGTTAGGTTCAACAGGTGGCTCTGGTGTTTACGCTGGGGTTGAAGAATCTATACAAAGGTCTAACGCTATGGACTTTAATGACGCTATGTCGCAATCACAACAAATAATGGACATGGAAAGAGCAAGAGGCTCTGGAGATTTATCTACTGCTACTGCTATGGGTGGTTTACAAGTACCATTTATAGAAGCAGGCACTAATCAAGGTAAAGCTATAGCAATAGAAAATATTGCAGGTATAAGTGGAGCATCAAGAAATATTGCAAACCAATTAGCAACACGAGATTATGGAAAGAAAAAAGGTCTTTGGGATATGCTTGGTGGTAGTAGTAGTGGCGGTGGTCTTGGTGGTATATTTAGCATGCTAGGAGGATAACAAAATGGCTACTAATATGTTTAAAAATATATATGAGGTTGAAGATGAAATCAACCAAATGATGACTAAAACTGCTTTAAGTTATGGACAACTAGATGCTAATGGATATGGGCCAATGACAGCTAGTACCTATGGACAAGCAGAAATGCAAGGTAGAGCACTTGGTGGCATGTTAGGTGGCATAGACCCTAGAATGAAACAAGCTGAATTACAAGCAGAGTTAATGAAAAGACATCCAGACCCTAGAACTAAAGAAGATTTGCTTGCTGTTGCTAAAGATGCTGCTTCTATGAACTTACCAGATATACAAGCACAAATGCTTGAAATAGCAGCAGAAATGCCAGATGTTAAAGCAGCAAGCAAAGATGAAATTTCAGTTATTGCAGGTCAATTAACTTTGACACAAGGTTCAGATATGATGTTAGACCAATATCTAAAATTGACAAATGGTACAGAAATTTTTGAAGGACTTAAACCAGCAGAATTAACTTCAGCAAGAGGTGCGGTAAGAAATCAATTTACTCATATTATTAAAGGTTATGAAGCATATCTAGGAACAAGAGGTTTAAAACCAGAAGATGTAAATAGATTAATGTTTACAAATGAAGGTGAGATACAAAATTTAAATATGTTTAAAACCTATGTTGATAAACTAGCTCCAACTAATACATTTGCTAAATTTCTAAGTGATAATAACCAATTATTATTAGAATCTATGAACACTACTAAAAAGGAAGGGCCTCCTAAAGACAAACCAGAAATATTAGTTCCAGATGAATCAATAAATGCAGAATCTCATGTTACAAAAGTAATAGGAGATATAGGTGATGATGGTGAAGTAATTACTAAAGCAGTAGTTTATACAGATTTATCTAAAAATGAGAAAATTGAATTAAATAATAAAGTTAGTGCTGACATTATTAGAAAGTTAAGTGAAACATATCGCAGTATGGTAGATTTAGGTATATTCCCAGATGACCAATTAGGTGGAGAAGAGTTACGACAAGAACAACAAGATGATTCACACCAAGCATGGATAGGTGGAACTATGATGGGTAAATTTGGCTTTACTCCTATGAGAACAAAAGAAGGTCAAGCATATAAACATTTTAAATCTCAACCTAAAGAAAGATTTGAAGAATATTTACAAGACCCAGAAGCATATTTTAAAAAATACATTGTTATGGATGATGGTGTAATGAGAGAAGATACTTCAAAAGAAGTTATTTCTTTGTGGGGTTTAAACTAACATGGGTCAAAGATATGTAGAAGGATTAGGACTGTATACTACAGATGATAAGTTGTCTGAAGAAGAAATACAAGCCAACATACAATACAGAAGAGATACAACTCCTGTCTACGCAGAACAAACTTTTGCTACTGGATTTAATGATACACAATCTATGGTATATAGATGGTGGCAAAAACTTAGTGATGAAGAAAATGAAGCAGGAAGATGGCTTGAAGGTCAAGTAAAAGAATGGGGTCAACATACTGGATACTATGATTCAATTGCATTAGAGGCTTACTTTACAGAAATAGCTAATGCAAGAGATTTAAATGATACAGAAATGTCTGATAGAAAAGTTAATCGTGAACAAATGGCTGAATTTAAAACAGACATGATGAGTGTTTATGAAAATAACAATGGTGATGTAACCGAAGTACAAAAAAAATACGGATATACTCCAGAAGATATTGGTGTTATAGATGGAATAATGGCTATGATGCAAAATCCTTCTGCTACTGCTGGTGCTTTTACTGGTATGTTAGTTAAAGACCCAGAAATGTTATTGATTAATTTTTTAAGAATACCTTCAATTGTTGCTAGAGGTACAGAAGTAGCTAGAAAAACTATAACTGCTGCTACTAGGATGCAACCTAAATATGTACAAAAATTAGCTAGTGGTATGACAAGTGCAAGAGCAGGCAGTATGGCAGGTAGAGGTGCTGAAGGTATGGTTTATGGTGGTGTTTATGAAGCATTACATGACCTTACATTTAAAGGTGAGGTAGACCCTACTAATATAAAACGAGGTGCGTCATTAGGTTTTTTACTTGGTACAGCATTTGGTGCTATAACTCCTAAATCATCTAACAGTTGGTTTGTTGATAGAGTTGGTTCTAAAAATGCTGAAAAGAAATGGCACAGTCAAAGACTAAATGATATAGCAGAAAGAGTTAAGTTAAGTGAAAGATGGGAGCAAACAAATAGAACTGCTCCACAA